ACGATATATTATTCTGCTTTATCTGGTAAAAATGAAACAAGAGAATTGTCTCCGTGAATTGCAAAAGCTGTTGATACTGCTATGACCGTGATAATCCCTGATGTTGAGGATCTCCAATTTGGGCCAAATAATTTAGATAGCATATTCTTCATTGTATATTACACTATATTATATATAATAATTATCTATATATCAAGAATATTTAAAGGGATATTTATTTCTCTGCCATTAGATGAACCTATTATATTAATATATCTAACTTTTAATTCTTTAGCTAATTCTATTAAATTAGGAATATTTTTAGCGTTTGTAATAAGATCATAATCGCTATATTTTATTTTATTTAAATTATATTTTTTAGCTATTGCTTCGGACTCTTGTTCAGTTTTCCATCTACCATTAACTCTTGATCCAGAAGCTATAATATATAGATCGTTTTGATCTAAATTTATCTTTTTTATTTCTTGAGCAATAGACAAGTAAATTGATCTTGTATTTTGATCGAAATCTTCGAACTTAGATATTTCACTCTTATTTTTCTTTTTTAATTCTTTTGCTGATTCTATTTGATTGAAAAAATTTTTAACTTCAATGGATTCATTTTCCATATCTTTAAGTTCTTTAAATGTATAATTTTTATTTTTTTCTAACATAAATTAAGACCAATAGAAGGCGCCAGCGTCTAACGAACTAGTGTATCCATCAAAAGATTCAAGAACCGATGTTTTCTCTAGCATTCTTGGATATCTATCCGTGGTACTATATGGATAGTTGATGTAAAATGTCCAATCAATGACTCCATCAAAAAATGGAACACCATCGTCTACTTGAAACTTGTAACTATTAATTGATAAAATCATTTTTCTTCCTATAGAGGCTCTTAAAACCATGTTATAAGGTGATGGAAAAAAAGTGAAATCATTATTTTTTGCTATATTTTTTATATAAGAATTAATTCCATCTATTGATCCTACTGGTCCAAGTCCATAGCCATCGTCTCTATAAGAGGCATCGTCTAGAATAGAATCAAATTCATATACATAATAATATGAATTATTTGGAAGAATAACTTTATCATCTATTTTTAAATAATTTATATAGACTACTTCGTATAAATAAGCAAATCCTGGATCTTGCGTTAATGGATAATAATTTAGATTAAATCCATAATTAAAAGAAAATCCATAAGAACTATAATTTTTTTTGAATATTCCGTAAGAAGATGTTGAACCAGGGCTTAGTGACGATAATCCTATCATAAAGTTGTATTACCATACATGATATATTTATTATTACCAGTATGCAATAATGTGATTGTCGCAAATTGTCCTGCTGTTTTAAATTGATCATTATAACTAGATACTGTGACATTCGAGCCACTTCCTGTAATCTGAATTTGACCTGCACCAACTTGGATTATAGAAGTATTAAAACCTGTGACATTACCGCTAACAATTGATCCTGTAACTGCCGTGGCTCTATTAACAAAAAGAATTCTACTATTATATCCACCAGTTATAGTAAAATTACTGGTTAGATTAACTAATTCTGGAACGAGATTTACAATTTTATTATTATTAAAATTTATATCTCCAGAACTAAAAGAAACGCTTGCCGAGAAATTTGCATCACCAGAAAAAGTTGTGGTATTATAAAAGGTTTTATTTCCACTTATTACTTGGTTACCAGTTGAATATACTATATTTGCGCCAGTAGCTTCTATAAAAATAGGAATACCAGTATTAAGAACGTTAGATATAAAACCTGATAGTTCAGCTTGATTTATTTGTTTTGTTCTTATTAAATTTTCTGCCATAGAAATTATTCCTTATTTTCTTTTTGGCTATGATAAAGTATACTTGCTACATAACTATCTACTGAATGCTCTGCGGCAATATCATGTATATCAGAAACTTTATTTAAATTTTTATCTTTTGGATCATTTAAATAATCTTGAGTCGTTTTATCCCAATTCTCTGGACTTTCATTTGCTACAATAATTTTAGTGATTTCAAAAGCAACATCTTTTTGCTGTTTCGATAGTTTTCTGAGCGAATGTTTTTCTCTTAATGAAGCCTCAACCTTATCTTGTAATTTTGAAGCAAGAACGAAATTATCTTTTATTTTATCAATATCAAAGAATACGGCCTTAGATTGTCTTCCTTGACCAATTGGTGAAACATTCTTTGTGGTTTGAGTGATGCCAGATGATCCAGATGGTCTACCTGGCTCTGCACCAATCTTTGCTCCGCCAATAAGTGGTTGATATAAACCTTGATTTTTTAGTTCTCTAAATTTCTGTTGAGACAATACGGAGTCTTCTTGATTTGGAAGTCTACCACTATTTATCGCTTGTACGCCTTCCTCTGGTGTCAAGATGCCGAGTTCCATTAATCTTGTATAAACTCTGGAGTATTGTAGGTCATCTTTAAGATCAATATCTTCAAAATGTGGAGTTGGATAATTTTTAAATCCTAATTCTTTGCTAATCCTGCGAATCTCTGGGATCAAAAATTCATTGATAAATGTTTCACGAGCTTGTTTTAGTCTCTCCATGAATACTTGCACTTTGATACTTGTGTTAGCAAATTTTTCATTTCCAATTAATATATTATTAAGTCCAATTTGAATATCTCTATCAACAACCTCATATTTTTGTGGCCCAATTAAATTGCCGATGTCAGGAATTACAAATTGTGCTTTAGTTGTATAATCTGCAATCAAGACTCTTCCTACACTTTGATTCTCAAAAAGTCTTTGCATGGCTTCGAGATTCTTTTGATTGACTCCACCTTTTTCTGGGTCTGTACCCATAGTAACCAATAGAACTGCCTGTTGCATTGTGCGCGTAACAGCCATATCCATCTTTTTCATTTCCGCTTTCCAATTGATATCATCTAGAACTGGGAAACCCATTGGTACAGCAAATGGCTCGTAATCTTGTTTTTTATAAAATACCGCACATAGTCTTTCTCTATCCAAAGGTAGAGTTAGAACTCCAATAGTTTTTTGATTAATTAATTTTTGTGTTTCTTGAGGAAGACTTTTTAGTACTTCATAGTCTTCATCTGTCTTTGGAGATTTTAGTCTCTCTAATTCGTAATCACTAAGTAATTTATAATATCTTCCTACTGAAAAATTAATAGTTCCGCCAATTTGAATATCTGCAGGATTTAATATAATATACCTAGAAGGTAGATTAACTGCAGCTTTAGAGAATAACCCAAAAGTTTGAGTGATCTTACTTAGATCATCATCTTTTACTTTTGTATCAAATCTGTAGATAAATACATTTCCACTTCTATAGTATTCACGGAAAAATTTATCTTGAAAATCAAATAAATTTATCTTTCTAAATAGAGCCGTAAAGAAGTCTCTACTCTTTTGGCTTCCACCATCAAAGTATATATTATTACAAGAAAATTCAGTCATTAAATCAATAGTGTTCCTAAAGATTGCAAAATTATAATATGCTTTTTGGCACAATATAACCGCATCTCTGATATTCATATTAGAATTGCCTTTAATACCAGACGAATATCTGAATGGGATTATACCATCATCAATGTTTTTATATCTATCTGTTCTATTAATTGTTGCAGATAGGTTTCTTCTGGCTTTTGTCTCTTCCCCAGAAGCTTTGGCCTCAATATAAGAGGCATTGGATACCATCAATGGTGCGATTTCATCATTTTTGATATTTTTTGATTTATTTTGATTTTTTTTAGCCATTTTGTCTTAAATATTACACATTATCCTAGCATTATAGGCGAAAAAGTGGGAGATTGCTGTACTTTTTGCGCGCTCATTATATCATTATAGCACTTAACAGCCCAATTTGCTAACATAAATGCTGAATAATTATCTTTTCTAGCTTTATTTGCAGATACGCTTCTTTTAAGGTGTTGTGGTAGATCAAAGCTTTGAGTGCCCCTACTTGTGGCTGAATGTTCGATTAGGACGCATTGTTTTTTTGTTTGATATATAAAGTCATCTTGATTTTCTATAAAGTCTAATAATGTCCAATCTTTCTTATCTTCGGTTTTCATTAATTCTAAAGGAATGCTTAAATTTATGGTTTCATTAAATGACTTTTCATCCGAACTTGTCCTACTGGCAAACCATACTTTTTTATAATCTATACAAGCTTGAAGATATTCATTAGATTTACGAATAAAGTTGCTAGTAAACACTTGATTAAAAGCTATCTTCTTATCTTGTAAA